CATTTATAACTGAAGCTAAAGCACTATTTCCAATTCCTATATTAGCATTGCTTGTTGTTATAGAACTTAAAGCATTTGAACCAATTGCAATATTATTAGAACCAGAAGTTAATGAGGAAAATGTATTTTCTCCTAATTTTATATTAGTAGTATTACCAGCACTACCTACTTGTACTGTATTAACTGTTATGTTACTTGAGAAAGTTGTAGCACCTGTAAAGGTTTGTGTACCGCTTAGTAAAGCAAGAGTACCACTTGCATTAGGAATATACAAATCTCTACTTTGATTCAATGTAACATCAACTACATTAAAACTAAATCCTTTGAAGTTACCTGAACCTTGATTTAATCCAAACCCAACAATATTATTGCTAACTACATAAATATCAGTATATCCATTAGTATTATATGATGCACTACCATATTGCTTAAATCTTAATGTAGTTCCAGTACTTCCTTGATCTACTATTAAAGTAGAAGCAGTTAATGTATTAGTTCCTAATGCAACACTTGCAGTTGCTCCACTATAAGGAACATAACTACTAAGATTAGATGTCAATGCTATTGTACCATCTGCGTTTGGATAAGTATATGAATAATCAGCCGTATTGCTAAAGATTAATGATGCTCTAAAGTTTGTACTTGATTGAAACTTTAAAATATTATCAATAGCACTTATTAATTTAAACTCTGTTGCACTTGTGCTAATTGTTGATTTTAATACTCCAGCTATTGAACTTGTAATATCTGAAGAATTACCAGCAGATGATACAATAGATAAAATAGATTGTCCAGCCGTATTAATGGTAACACTACTTCCAAAAGTAGTTGGACCTGTAAACTGATTGTTTGTGCCATTCCACTGATATCTTATATTCCCAGCACCATCTGCTAAAATGATGTTATTTGACATTGTAGGGCTTCCTATAAAAGCACCTATAATTGTATTATTTGCTCCTGTTGTAATTTGTGAACCAGCTTGTTGACCAATTGCAGTATTATTATAACCTGTTGTATTATTACCTAAGGCATTTGATCCAACTGCAACATTATAACTTCCTAAACTGTAAGTTAAAGCACCATAACCAACTGCCGTATTATTATAACCTGTTGTATTAAGCTGCATTGTAGCAGCGCCAATTGATGTGTTATAATTTCCAGTTGTATTTATAGATAAAGCTGAAAAACCTATTGCAGTGTTACTTAACCCTGTTGTATTTGCATTTAAAGATTCATAACCAAATGATGAATTATAAGCACCAGTGGTGTTAGACATAAAATTTAATGCACCAACTCTTGTATTATATGTAAGACCAGAACCTCCTCCTTTACCTACATTAATACCATTAACATTTATATCAAGTGAAAATGTCTTTGCACCGCTAAATGTCTGCGCTCCTTCTAAAAGTGCTAAAGTACCTGATAAAGCTGGGAACGTATAATCTCTATCTCCAGTTGAATCAAAAATAAACTCTTGTATTCTACCATTATCATTAACATTGAAAAATAAACCATTTGCAGAACCACCTATTGCCGTTGTACCTACTAATGTTGGAGTTAATCCTGTTTGATGGTTTAATAATGTAGCATTTACTACTTGTAAATTATCAACGTTTACACCAGCAAGAAAAACCTTGTTACCTGCTATTGTTTGCGCACCTGTTGTTATTAAACCCCTATTTGTTGCACTTGCACTTGGAATGTTAAATGTATGCGTATCACCACTTGAAACAATGTTAAAGTCAGTTCCGCTTGTTCCTGTGGTTATAAATTGTGATTGGTCGGTTAAGTTATTTAAAGAAACCATCCCTTTAGATAAGGTAGTAACAACTTGACACAAATGTCCATTCTCGGTATGCAAAGTAACTGTTCTACCATCTACGTTTACATAGATTCTAATTGCTAATCTATCCGTTAAAGCTAATGTAGCAGTAGCCACAGGAATAGCAAAATAGTAAGGGTTAATTACAGTTCCTTGATTTATATACTCTGGAACACCAACGCTTGAACCTAATAAGGTAAAAGTTGTACCATCGTACTTATAAAGTTCTGCATAGAAAAAAGGATTGCCTGTGTTGTTATTTACGCTAAAATAAAACTCACAATTAAAGTTACCGCCCGGAATCAATATTACATCTGGGTCATTTGCATCAGTTAAGTAACTCGCTACATATCCATTAGCCGATATAGCAATGTCAGTTCCAGCACCTATGATTGGTTCTTTGCTTAACTCTCTATAAGCAACCCCACCGATTGTACCTTGTGAAACACTTGAATTAAGATAGTAAGAAACCGAACTACCTCCACCACTTGACGTTGGGAAATCAGCTAACGTACCATCTCCTCGTACATATTGAGAAGCAGCACCATCTAAAGCGGTTATTACACCACTATTAGCCACTACTGGACCTTGTATATCCCTAATCTTTGCTTCGCCTGTAACTTGTAATTGACTCATAATATTTTATTGAAATAATCCACGAATATACTCCCCAGCTTCTAAAGGTCTACCAAAAGTAAGAACCCCTGTTGAACTTATAAACTTGACATCATCACCTGTTGGAGTTCCTGTTGTTAAAATGTTTTGCGCATCCACACCACCTCTTGAAACGTACAAACAAGCATATCCGATTGTGTCCGCAAAAGTAATTGATGTTTCGCCACCACTTGCCGTGTAACCTTTTGTCTTAACTGGGTTAGCACCTACTATAATAATTCCTTCTGGGTCTACACTTGTTCCTGTTGTGTTATACGCTCCGCTACCTTGTAGGCTCACATTATATGTAGCCACATCCTTTTGTGGTGCGTTTATTGCTAAACTTGTAATATTACAAATTCCGTTAATAATAACCAATCCATCTACTCCATTATCAACCACAAACTTAATCTCTATTGGTTCTCTGGCTAATTGCTTGTCTAACATAAACAAATAAGAAAAACCAGTCAAAGTAATCAACCCATCACAAGTTACATTCCAAGTAGCCACATCATTTTTATATTCTCTAAACCAAGCACTTGATTGGCTTGTTACCTCTTTTTGGTCTACGTTTACATTAAACGTACAATTTGTACTACACGCAAAAGCGACATCAACCTCTGGGTCAACATCTGTTCTATGCCAATAAAGCATTACGTTATTTCCTATTACTGCTGCCATATTACAAATTTAATCAATTATCCGAATGCCTCCAATATTACTCCAGCACCACTTATTTTAAACGCTTTAAATGCGGTATCTGTTGTCATTACTTTCCACCATAAGTTTGCACCATTAAAAGGAGTTATTAAAAGTTCATTTGTATAATAAACATCCCCTATATCTGGTACTCCAATATCTTCTAAATAAACCAATTGACTTGTTAAAGGTGCTGCATAAGCTAACTCTTTAGTAGTATATGCAGAAGACCTTAAATGTCCATAACCAGATATTTGATTAGACAAGTTATTATTAGAATAAACAGTTGTTAATGTTGTTTCAACATTTTCATCATTTATATTCAATAAAGTAGCTTGTATTATATCATTATATAAGTCAATTGTTGAATTACCTAAAATGTATTTTTTATTATTAACATTTATTTGCGCTGGGTCAGTATCAGCAGAAGTTAAACGCATTGCACCGCTTAATCTTCCATTTGTTGCATTCATTCCCATAAATGAACAATCAATGTTAATTACGTTAGTATGTAAGCAGTTTGAATATTGTTTTACAACTAACTCGCTTAAACTTCTATATATATCTAATGGGTATTCATATCTGTACCACCCAATTAATGTTTCACCAAGAGAATTACTTAAAAAGCCTCTATAAGAATAATTACCATCAACATTTGGATTAAATCCTAAAGGAATGTCTACATCTAAAACGTATTCTTCAGTATCATTTATAAAACTTTGAGTTAAAAATGCATTAAATGATGGTATTATTTCAAGTTTAAAGTTTTGCACTTCTACTCCAGCAACAGTAGATTTCCAATAAGGAGAACTATTATCAGCTAATATTAATTCAAATGCAAAAACTCCATTATCTGGTGCTGGAGGTGTTTCTAATGTAAAATTAGCTCGTGCATTAGCAGCATCAAATGGGTAAAAATAATAGTTATTGCCATTATTTGCCCATTGCTTTTTGTCATTTATAAAGTATGTAAAAAATGGAGTTACTAATGTTACTTTTAAAATAAACAAACCATCTGGACCACTTGCAGGAACACCAATACCACTTATGTCAAAACTAATTTTAGAAGTTTCGTTTACACCAAGTTTAGGTATGTTTATAGGACTTACACCTAAATCAAAAGGAGAAGATGAAACAGTATTTTCAATAATAAATGAATTGTACTCTTTTTCTGGATAACTCTTTATAAATATAATACCGCCAGTTTCCCTTCTTTCATTCCAACCAAAAGCATTTCCTTCCGTTGGACTTATAACTGTAAAATTCTTTAAATCCCAGTTAGTTATGTAATTATTAGGATATTCAATTTCTCTTTGTAATCTAATTTTATTATATCCTTTTCTTAATATTTTAAATTGGCTATTTTCAACATAAAATAAATTACTTGTATTGCCATTATATCCTTGTATTTGTCCAGTTAATGACTTTGTTCCACTTGTAACAACTGTTCCACTTGTGTTATATTCAGTAAAGTAATAACTTGATTGTGCAAATTGAGTTAAAGGCACAATATACCATTTTCCTTGTGCTTGAAAAAATCTACATCCATATCCTTTTACAATATCACTTATTACTCTTAAACAATTATTTGCCTCTTGATTATTATTTATTATAGAAGCATAATTTTGATAAGATTGTATCAAAGGCTCGTTAAAAGTGTTTACTGATCTATTTAACATAGATGTTGCATATAAACTTATGCCACTTATTAAATTTAAACCAAATCCAATATTGCTTAATGAATTTTGTAAAAAAGCTAAACAAGTAATTCTATCAACTAATGAATAATCAACAGGCAATTGATATGGTATTCTTTCAAGCATACCTAATCCATCAATGGCATTAAAAGATAATTCTTTTCTACCTGTTGTATATGAAAATTGAACATAATCACTTAATGCCCATCCTTGCCATTCTAAAGTACTATCGTAATATAATTTACATAAATACTTCCTATCATTTAAAGTAGTGAAATCAGGCATATTATTTAAGTCATCAGTAACATCTATAATAACATTTAACTGACTAACATAAATTGGCTCAAAAATATCATCGCTTCTTGGTATGTATTGAATTTGTAAACTAACGGCTGGATATTCTATTTCATCACCTACATAATTATCCTCTTGTAAATAAAGTGTTGATATGCTACCACTTTTGGTAGACATTGTTATTTTGTATTTATTAGTATATGCCATTAATTGCCTCGTCTAATATTTAAGTTGTTGTTTGCTCTTTGAGTTGCCAAAACCAAATCCGACCCTTTTAATAAGAACTCGCCTAAGAAATTATTACCACCCATTCCCATACCTCCACCTAAAGCACCACCAATTTCACTTGTTCCACCTGTAATTGCTGCCATAATAGCTTTGAACAATAATGCTTGTGCAACCATAGAAATCAACTGAATAACAATTTGCTTAAATGCTGCTTCCAAAGCCTTGCCAATATCTTCACCCATAACCATTGCTTGAACAACACTATCAAATGCAGGTGCAAGTAAATTAGTGATGGCTTGTGTTTGTTGTAATTGAAAGTTAAATAATTCTTGGGCTTTAGTTTGCTCGTTTATTTGACTTGTTAATTGAATCGCATCATATCCACTTGTTCTGCCACCTAAAGGTGCATTTCCTGTTGGATTTGTTATTGTTGGTGCTGCTCCTCTTTCCATTAATATTGGAGCAGTCATTTCTTGAGTTATTCCTCGTGCCTCTCCTCCTATTCTTTGAATATTATCAGCTACTTCCTTTGTTGATTTTGCTAATTGCTTTGCACCTTTATCTAATTGAAAGAATGGATTATCTAAAGCTAAAGTTATAGTATTAGTTAACTCTGTATTTAAACTAATTATTCCGCTTCTTAAAGATAATGCAGCATTACGAGCATCTATGTTAGCATCCTTTGCTTTAGCTATTGAACCAGCTTGAACAATTGAAGCGTCGGAATATCCATTAGACATTTTAGTTGTCATCTCTAACGTCTTGTAATACTCTCTACCTGTTTGAACTATCTTTTTATTTGCATCTGCTAAAGCAATTGTTTTGTTAGCAATTTCATCAATATATCTTGATGTTATAGCTTGTGCAACCAATGCTTGTGTATATAAATCAACCGCTGCTCTTGCTTGGTCAACATTTGTAATTGTTGAAGCATAAGCACTATTTACTTTACCTAATTCGTTTTTAACCGCTTTTAATGCCTCCGCCCTTCTTTCATCACTTACACTTGCATCTTGAGTAATTGTTAAATATGCTTGTAATCTTATTCCTGTTTCACTTGCCTCTGCCCTTGCATCACTTAAACTTTGTGCAAACTTTTCTTCTGCTTTTGTGGCTTCATTTGTACCATTTATGAAATCGGCTATTTTTGGACCAAATGCAACTATAATAGATGAAACCGCACCCAATGCTAAACCAATACCTGCTGGACCCATTAAACCACTTGTTATTGCTTTTAAAGCACCTCCTGCGCCTCCAGCATCTTTACTTAATCTTTGGAATGATTCTAATAAAGGATTTAAGTTGTTTGCAATACCAATAAATCCATAAGGAGCATCTTGCGCAACCCTTGATAAATTTGTTAAAGCATTTGTAGCTTGATTGCTTGTACTTGGCAACGTTTTAAACGCAGTACCTAACTTTGTTGTTGCGGTAACTGTTTCTTGTATATTTTTTACCGCTTGTTGATTGTCTGCGGTTATCGTAATTTTTAACGTTTCTTGTGCCATTTTATTATTTTACTCCATACAACTTTAATGTCCTTGCCAATTGTTCTTGTGTCAACTTTGGCTTATCTTCTTCAACTTCATCACTTGGTAAAGGAAAGAATGATTTAATACTTTTTGGACTTTTATCGGTTGTATTTGCCTTATAAATCAAATAACTAATCATCCTTGTACGTTCCCATTCCTTTACCTGTTTATTATCATAAGCCTTTTTATATAACAAAAATTCTCGCCACGTCAATTGCCAAAACTCGTTAATCGTTAAGCCAACTTCAATAGCGAGAATAATTATTGAGTCCCAACTATAAAACCCTAATTTTTTTTTTCATCCGTGCCTTTATCTGGCTTTAAATCTGGAGTCATTGAGTCTTGCATATATCTCATAAACTCAACTAATTGTCCATCTTTTGCCGATAAGCCACCAACTTGATCTATCCATTCGCACACCTCAAATTCATCAAAGTCAATAGGCTTTTTAAGGCTCTTGCATCCACTTTCTGCTGCGGCTTGTACTATATGAACGATTGTATCTAAGTCATAAACCCCTCCAGATAAAACCTCAATTAGCTGCATTAGATTTTTATTCTCTAATTCGCAAAACCTTTTCATAGCCCAAGTTCCCCACTTTAAGTGGATTGTGTTGTTGTCAGTCTTTAATTCGTACATAGTTTTTTATTTATTATACAGTTTCAGTTTGTGCAATAGGAGGAACACTTACTACGAAAGTTGCAGTAAATTTAACATCATCTTTATCGTCAGCAGTTACACCGAAATCGCTAATAAACACTAAAGAACCAGCACCACCATAAGTGATATCACCTGCAGCTGGAGTTGCTTTACCCATTTTAATTGCAAATAAAGTTTTAGCAGCGTGAGCAGTGTATAATTGTTGGTAGCTATCTTTAGAAGGTGTACCTGTTTCATCAATTGCAAAACCTTCACAATCAAAAGATTGAGAAAAAGAAGGTGCTGGAGTGTACTCGTTGCCACACTTAGAAGTTGCATCTATTGTGTCATTAGTTGATGTTAAAGAGTTTGTAGTCAAACAAGCAACAGGCTTGAATGTACCATCATTGTTTATGTCAGCTAAGAGTATATAATCTCTTGCGCTTACTTTTGTTTCTGCCATTTTATTTAATTTTAAATTTGAGTTATTATTATGTTATAAGTTATCAATACTCTAAAAACGTTATCTAAAGGATTTAAGCCATCTAAATTTCTAATACTTTCTACACTTAAACTTGATGCATCAAAACCATTTGATAAGGTTATTGTTGTATCCGAGTTTATATCTTCTAATATTAAATCGCTTATAGCTTCAGCACGTTTATAACCAAAGTTAGCATTTTTTGTAATAATATCAACTACGATTGAAATACTATTTGTATATCCAGCTTTACCTTGATCTTGGCTTGATGTTCTGCCTGTCATTACAATATACTCATTACCTGCTCCTTCTGGAGCAAAACCATCGTAAACGGCTAATCCACTTGCACTTGTCAAGTTGGTATAAAACCACTTTTTTATCTCTATATTAGGATTTAACATCTAACATTTTTTTTAGTCTTTGTATTAATTTTGGCTTCTCCGTTTCATACGAAGGTATCAAATAAGGTTGAGGTCTAATGTTTACAGTTCTTAATCCTTTACCTTTAAATAATATAGCCAAATCTTCATATCCAGCTGGAATCTTAACTTCACCTCCTGTTCCAAATTCAATATATGCAGCATATTTAGCCTTTGCTTCTACCTCAAATGTCAAATCATTTACTGGCTCAATTGATATACTATTTCTTAAACCAGATAAATCAACAGGAGCAAGTCGCTTTGCGCTACTTAATATTTCTAAAGCCGAAGCATTTATTTCATCTCCTACATCTTGCCTTAAATGTTTATCCATTGTTTTTAAAGCATTCTCTACTTCCTTTATTCCTGTTAAATTAAGTCCAAATGCCATTACTTGTAAATTATTAACTCCAAGAACCTATTTTGGTTCTCTACGTTCTTAATGGAATGTATTGTGTATCTATCGCCTTCAACCTCTACCTCGTAAGAATCTAATATAGTAACTCCAAAACGAATATAAAGCCTATTCCTTTGGTCAAATTGTAATTCAGACTCTCCTATCTCACGAACTTGATTATCTGGTCTTAAATCACCCCAAACAGTGCTTTGTAGGGAAAACGTGGTAGTGTACCCACCTTGACCATCGCTTGTCCTTGTTGGAGCATAGATTCCAACTTGGCGAGTCATTGTGTTGGCATCAATATAATTTGCTTTCGCTTTACCTAACTTCATATTATAATATTGGGCTTATTCTTGTCCATCTTTGACAGGCTTTCCAAGATTTCTCACAAATACCAGAATCACCATCTAATCCTCTATTTTCATAGTCATAAGAGATTTGGTCTAATATGGCTAATTTAAGGTCTTTTGGGATAGTTGTATAACCAGCCTCATAAGTAGCCTTTAAATTGGCATATCTTGGTGAAACTAATTTTGGGAACTCATTGCCTATCAATTGAAGATTAGGTGTTGTAACCTCTATTCCGTTTTGCTCCATATCAAATAACTCAAACGTATCAATGTCAATTGGTCCGAATGGAATATCAAAATTGCCACTCACATTATAAAAATAAGTAGTTATGTCTTTTGGTATTAAACTCAATCCTGTTGCCACTTCAATAGCTTCCCTTGCTTGTGTAATCATTAACGTAATCAAAGTATCTTCAGCGTTTGTAGTAACACGGCAATACAATTTTGCTTCCGCTAAAGTAACTGGCTCTACTATTGGTGCGATAGGAACGGCACTAAAGTCATTAATATAATTAGAATAAGACATATCCTTTTTTTACAAAATTACTTAATTTATTCCAATAAAAAACCCCCACCGAATTGGTAGGGGTCATTATTTACTAAACCTTAAGATTAACCTACGTTACCCATATCAGCAAAGATTGCAGATGTAGTCAACATTAAGTTGATGTCTTCGTAACACTCAATACGAGCAGTTACCAAGTTCTTTTGGAAGTTATCTCCATTCTCATAAGAGAACTCAATAGCTAAACCTTCAACTTCAACTCTCTCTAAGTAGCTTGAATCAAAGATCAATACTTTGTCATCAGTTACCCAAGAAGCAGATACAACTGGAACACCCCAGATTGTGATACCACCATTAGGGTTTACGATAACACTACCAGCACCAGCATAGTAACCAGCAGCGATAGTTGCTTTCAATAAGCGACCCATTTGTTGTTGAGATACTAAAGCATAAGAAGGAACAAAGTTTGCAGCCTTTTGGTTACCGATATAATCTACTAATTGTAACAAATCGTTAGTTTCAGCAGTTGTAGTTGAACCTGTTGCAGCACCAGATACCGCAGTAAAGAATGCAGCGTTCTCAGCCTTGAAGAAATCTCTTTGTAACATTCTTGGTAATGTTTGAGTCAAGAAAGGTAAAGACTTTAACATTTGCTTAGAGAAAGTAGAGAAACCAGCAAGGTAATCGTTTACAACTTTAACTTCAGTCAAAGAGTAGTTGTTCTCGCCTTTATCGTTACCTTCAGTTTGAGCAGCGATGTTGTTAGTTAAACCAGCGTTCTCACGATAGTAAACATACAATCCAGTCTCACTTCTAACAGTAGGGATTAAATCTCTAAAGTTTAAAGATTGAGATGGTTGGATAGCTGGGTTCGGAGCATAAGTTGCTTGAGAATCACCAGTTAAGTTACCACTTAAAGTCATTGTCTTAACATCAGATAAGTCTAAACGGAATTTACCGCTATTCTTTAAAGACTTTTCCATTGCTTCAAAGTTACCATCTAATTTCTCCATAATAACTTCATCCATAAACTTAACTTCTTTCTTAGCTGCTTTCTTTTGTGTAGCTAATTGAGAGTCGATTTGCTTTTGTAACTCGTCTTTTACAACAGTTACTTGTGCAGATACCTCTTTAATTTGAGCTTCTGCATTAGCTTGAAAACCTTTAAGGTTCTCAGCCATTTCGTTGATTAAATTTTCCATTTTTACTTTTTAAATAGATTGTTAAATTGCTTAATTGCCTTTAATACTTCCTCATTATTCTTTTCTTCTACCACTGGTGTCGGCTCAACTGATGGCTCGGGTTGAGTGATTGTTTCAGTAATTTCCAAAGCCAATAATTCAGCTTGTATTTGTTTTATTTGAATCTCCATTAAAGCAAAGGTGTCATCTGTGAATGTACCACCTCTAAATGCCTTAATTAAGTTTTCTAATCTTATTGATAAATTTTCTTTAGTTTCTTTGAACTCACCCTTGAAACCCAATGTTGGTGTTTCTGGATTAGCACCCCAAAGAACCGCTGAACCTTCATATAGTTTTAATTCGGTAATTGTACGAACACCAGTCTTTTGGTTTACATCCGACTTTAACGTACTAAAACCGATTGAGTGTTGATTGATTAAACCAGCTTCATATAACTTGATAGCATCTTCGCCACATTCAGTTTCTATTAAGTCAGTAACCGCAACAAGCATATCGCCTTCTATGTATAACTCTTTAGGCTTACCCAAAGTATGCGCCATATCAGCTTTATGGTCTACTAAAGACCAAATCATATTTTTGCCTTTTGGTCCACGTTCTTTGATAGTCTTGGTAAACGCTTCTGCAACGATAATATCATTGTCTAAATCAACGTTTCCAATTCTTGACCAACACGCTTTTACTGTTCTTGATTCTGGCTCTATATCCAAAATCATATCATTGTAGCTTTTGTTTTCAATCTTACTCATATAACAAAGTTATTAATTTTTTTTAATCTGCTAACAAATCTCTTATTAAATTAGAAATTTGCATCAAAGCCACGTTATTTATCAAATTCCATACTAACCCCATATCGCCCATAGGTGGATTGTCCTGTAACCTTTTTGGCTTACCATCTTCGCCTCTTACCGCTTCATAACCTAACGTACAACGGCAATTGATAACATCCCCAGCACTTCCACTTGGGTCGCAAGGATGTAACATTTGCTCAAAACCTCCGTTCTTAGTTTTAACATTAAATTTTTCATCGTAAGGTACTTTTATTCCATCCATATGATAATGGTCAAACTGATCTCGTGGCACTCGCCTTGTTCGGTTATCCCTCGCTGCTATCCATTCCTTCATAGTTACAAGTCCTGTGGATGCCGTGCCTACCATAGAGCCAATGTTCGCTGCCCTTCCTGTTTCCGTTCTTGCTATCATTTCAGCTCGGTAGTCCGTTATACCAGCAGTTCTTAATAGCTTGATTGTTTCTTGCATTGTCAAACCTTCCTCAACAGACTTGATTAAGTATTGTTGAATTTGGTTCTTTGTTGTTTGTGTTATTTCGGCAGCTATATTATCTAATCCTTTTAATTCAAGGTAAGTCAACATCACATAAGTAAACAAGTCCGTTTGCTTACTCTTAAATTCCTCTGGTCCGTAATAACCTTTAACCGATTTAGAAACGTTTTTCTCGGCAATTTGTGCCATCTTAACGCCCATTGCAATATGAACGTTTTGGATGGTCTTTTTTATCTTCTTATCGCTTATAGCGTTTAAATCTTGGGTATCGCAATAAGTATCCACTTGCCTTTGCAGTTCTTTTTTGAACTTAGGCGAATAGGTTTTTATTGCGTTTAAATATAGTTTTCTATAATCTTGCCAAATCATTTGTTAGGATTGTATGCCCAATTCTTTAAGGAAATATCCCTCTTAGATGGACACTCTTTGTTTACAGGTTTTCCTTGCTCCATATTTTTCATTCTACTAACAAAGCTAATGGTTCTGTTTGCAGACTTAACTTCATTTGCACCCCAATCAGCTTTTTTCTTACTCAATAGATTTAAGTTCCTATTTACAGGACTTCTATCCAATGAAGCTAAACGTGAACATTTAGTTTCACTCCAAGCCTTTAACTCCGAGTAAGACATATTTACAGTATCGTGATACTTTGCGTAAACTTCATCAATAACCTTGCTAAGGTCAGCTTTTAGGTCAACCTTTAAATCAAATAACTTATCTAAAATATCTTGACTATTCATTTGGTAGTGTTAATGGTTGAAACTCATCTGGACTTTGTAAACTTGATGGAATGTATAATTTTTCCATTTCAGCTTGATCTACGTAATCTGGAATCTCTAATCCCATAATATCCATCTTTTGCTTTGGTGCAATCCACCAAGCCTTATCTAACCATTCTACTTGTTCCGATTTATTTGCTTCTAATTCACCATAAACAGTTGGGTCAAAGTCAACATAAATATCAGTTCCACGATAACCCCAATCAGAATGTAGTTTTCTATTTAAGTTATCACGAATACCAACTAACAAAGGAATAGCGCAACGTACTGTTAATGCTTTCTCGCCTTCTCTTTGGTTGTTATAAGTCTTGTTGTCAGCATCGTTTAATAATTGAGAAGGTACTCCGTAAATATTACAAAGTGCTTTCATATCCCACTTCTCACTCTCAATGATGTCTAATTCAACAGGACTTAATCCGATTTGTTTCCAATCTACTTTGTAACCACTAACCGCAATTGAATTAAAGTTAGCAGAGCCACCTTTTTCGCTTACTGCTCTCTTAAGTGCTTGTGCTTGTTGTGTTCCACTAATAGGGTCAAAGCGTTCATCATTCATAAATAGAACTCCAGCTGGACCACCATTCTGGAAAGATGCAACTGCAGCAGTCTTCGCTTCGTTTGAACGAGTCAAGTTTCTCGCAGCAGCCATTAAAGGAGATTGACCATATAGTTGATTCCCAGTTGTATTCCATTGTAAGTTTATGTATTTATCTTGTAATACTTCTTGTTTAGTAAAGTTCCATAGTGGACCATAATTTAATTGGTAACCGCTAATGGTTGGAGGGAAGTTTTGAATGTCCGCTAATACGTACATATATTGAGAAGGAAGCACGTATAACTCATACGGCTTACCATCATTGTTGCCACCTTCAATCATTTTTGCGTAAACAAATGAATTACCTGTAACTAATTTAAAAGTACACCAAGCCTCTACGAAATCGCCAAATGTATCTTCCTCATTAGGATATTTTAACAACTCGTTTAATCGTGCATCTTTTGTATATATTTCAAACGCTTTCTTATGTAGCTTCTCAACATCCTTCCAGTTCTCAATCTTATCTGGTTGGCTCATTAACGCTTTGTATTTCTTTGCAGATGTTTCATCCACTACTTTGTAAACGTGGAATGGAGCAAGTTTTGCTTTGTCCGCAATTAATTTAACGATTGAATAAAC